GAAAGCGGCATCGGTAGAGAATACCGAATCCGAAGTCGTGGAAACTAAGGAAGAAGATTCCAACCTTTATTTGTATAAAAGTAAAATTTTAAATTTTTAGAAAAAGATGAAAAACATCGAACTACGCGGACAACGCGCGGAACTAATCAAAGGCGCAACAAACCTTGTTGATAATGCCCAAAAAGAAGGACGTTCATTGAACGCCGAAGAAAAGTCAAAATTTGACGCAATGGAAGCGGATGCAAGAAGCATCAAAGACCAAATCGACGTTATCGAGCGCACTGCCGAAATGAAGAAAGAATTGGCGGCAAACGCTGAAGTTCGCGAAGCGGCTCCAAAAGCAACTCGCAAAGGTGCATTCGAAAAATACCTACGCAACGGAATGGGTTCTTTGAATAGCAACGAGCGTTCAATCATGGGTGAATTACGTGGAACAAGCACGCAAATCGCTGGAACTGATTCTTTAGGTGGTTTCTTAGTACCTCAAGATTTCAGCAACGAATTGGACATGGCGACATTGTTCACTGGCGAAGTTGAGCGTTTAGCTAAAAAATTGAACACGGCGGGTGGCGCATTGTTGGATTATCCTACAATAAACGACACGGCAACGGACGCGGCTTTGACTGCTGAAGCGGCTGGAGTTGGTGTTCAAGACCTCACATTTGCCAACGCTCAGTTGAGTGCTTACAACTACGCATCGCAAGTAAAAGTTTCAATGCAATTGTTGCAGGACAACGCATTCGATTTGAACGCGTTCTTAGCTGAAGCAATGGGCGAAAGAATCGCACGCGCAACAAACGCGGCATTCACAACGGGAACTGGTTCAAGCCAGCCACAAGGTATCATCACGGGTGCATCTTTAGGAAACACGGCCAGTTCAGCCACGGCAATTTCTGCCGACGATATATTGGACCTTATCCACTCAATCGACCCAAGTTATAGAAACAAGCCAACCTTCGGTTTGATGGCGAACGATAGCGTTATCGCGGCAATTCGTGCTTTAGGTCTTGGTTCTGCAAATGACTTCCCAATCTTCATCCCGTCGATGACGGCTGGTGAGCCGGACAAATTATTCGGATTCAACCTATACTACAACAACGATATGGAATCAGCAATCACGACTGGCAAGAAAACATTGCTCGCGGCTGACTTCAGCAAGTTCGTTGTTCGTTCTGCTGGTGGTGTTCAAATGGTACGTTTGAACGAACGCTACATGGACGAATTAGAAGTTGGTTTCGTTTCTTACGCTCGTAAGGACTCAAAAGTTCTTGACACACGTGCGGTGAAATACATGAAGCAAGCCTAATCATGAAGGTCAGATTTTTGAAATCTGCATCGGGTAACGGATTCCACTACCGCAAGCATGCGGTGGTGGAAATCCACTCCGATGAGATGTTGACCGATTTTTTGAATGCGGGTTTTTGTGAGGCAATTGCCGAAGCACCAAAAGCACGCGCAAAGAAGGCGGTGAAAAAGAACACGTCAAAAGAAACACGATAAGAAATGGCAATTGATATTGTAACGCCCGCGGCGTCCGAACCCATCACATTGACGGAAGCAAAGAATTTTTTGCGCGTTGACCATAACGATGACAACACTTTGATTTCGGCATTGATATCGGCATCACGTGAAATGTGTGAACAATACACGCGACGCATTTTGGTGACGACAACAATCGACGAATATTTTGACCAATTCCCGCGCAATCATTGGGATGGTCAATCGAACTTGTTGTACTTATCACGCGGACCAGTTGCATCAATTACATCCGTTTCTTATGTTGACGAAATCGGTTCAACGGCGGTGATTCCGTCATCGTTGTACACAACCGATTTAATTTCAGAACCCGCACGCATTCAATCCATCGGTGGATGGACAACGGGGGCGGGTGTCGTCAATCAATTAATTGTTCGCTATGTCGTTGGAACGGCCGTGTCTGCAATTCCAAAGCCGTTGATTCAAGGGATGATGCTTGTCATTTCTGAATTGTACGACCAAAGAATGGACCGCGTTCGCCAACTGCCAACGGCATCCGAATATTTGTGGAACCCATATCGAATCTTTACATTCTAATGATTGACCAGTCGGGACAATTAGACCGCAGAATCACGATTCAATCGTTCAACGAATCAACTGATGATTTCGGTGAAGTGATTTTGTCGTTCACAACCTTGGCCAATGTTTGGGCAAAGGTGGTTGAAACCGGCGCGCATTTTGGTGAAGGTGAAGAAGGCAACCAAATGGTTGCAACCAAACGTGTGGAATTTTTCATTCGTTACCGCTCGGACATTAACGAGCAAATGCAAATTGTATATGATAGCACAACCTACACAATCGAAGCGATTTTGAATGCAGACGCACGCAAGTCGTTCCAAAAGATTGTGACAAGATTTGCGGACTAATGGGAACAACGGGTGGTGCTTTTATTGGATTTGATGAAAAGGATATCAAGAAGGAATTCGAACGCGCTTTCAAAGAGTTGGAAAACCTACATGATGGGGTGACAACTGCACAAATTCGCCGCATTGCACGCAAGTCATTGAAGCCGATGTTGAAAGGTTACAAAGACGAAATCAAGAACATTGATTCCGGAACGTTCAAAGTGTACCGAAATGGCGGGATTTATGCAGAAATAACCAAAGGCCAATTGAAGAAATCAATGGGTATCATCACCACGCGTGTGAATCGTGGGGCAACGTTTGCGTCCTTATCGGTTGGCCCAAGGGTGAAGCGTACATTCAGCGACCCGGAAAAAGGTGGTTGGTTCGCACACTTTTTGGAATACGGATATTTAAAGGACGGACAATATAAAGGACCAAACAAAGGATTTGCCAAACGCGCACGAACAAGAAATTCAAGCGGCGTTGGAAACGAGTTCAAGCGATTGATGCGTGGGTTCCTTAATAGACAAGTAAAAGCCGCGCGCATATGATTGGGAAGGTTATCAAATCAAAGTTCACCAGCGATTCAGCATTGAACACGTTGTTTGGTGGGCGCGTTTTTCCAGTAATTGGAGCGCAAACAAAAGCGACGCCGTTCGCGATTTACGAGGTGGCGAATATCACCACAAGTATGTCGAAGGAAAGCGATTCGCATATTGACGAAATAGATGTTCGAATCACGTTGATTTCAACAAAGTATTCGGACACACAAAACGCCGTTGAATACGTTCGGAGTGCATTCGTAAGAATGAACCAAACGATTGGCGGGGTGAAAGTAAAATCGTGCGCCTTTGAAGGCCAACGCGATTTGTTCAGCGATGATGAACGGACGTTCGGGTCACAAGTTGATTTGAAATTCCGCGTGTCTCGCGATTGATTTTGTAGATTTAAAAACGATTAAAAAGTAAAAAAATGGCAGTAACAAGCATCATGAATTCAACGGACGTTGTGATTCAAATTTCAGAAGATAACGGAACTTCTTATGACATCATTGGCCGTACAACATCGGCATCATTGAGTGTTTCAATGGAAACACGCGACACCACAAACAAAGATTCAGCCGGATGGCAAGAGAATCTTGAGGGTCTTAAAGCGTGGTCACTTAGTGGCGACGGCTTGGTGACTTACTCAATCAGTGGTGACTATGACACACCGGACGACCTTTTCACTTTATTGAGCAACCGCACAAAAGTGAAAGTTCAATTTGGTTCAATGACGACTGGGGAAATTGACTACACTGGTTTTGCATACTTGACAAGCTATGAGCAAGAAGCGGGTGTTGAGGAAAATGTGACCTATTCATTCGGATTCACAGGCACTGGTGTACTTCTTCAAGCGGCGGTTCCGGCTTAAATTATTGATTCGGGGCCGTCCGTCGGGCGGCCCCTTTATTACCTAACAACAACAAAAAAACAACAACATGACAACAATCATTGAAATCGGGGGACGTAAACACCCAATTAGATTTGGATTCAACGCCTTGCGTGAATTCTCAAGAATGACGGGAACAACATTGGCGCAATTGGAAAACCTTGGCGACGATATGACTTTGGACCAAGCAATCACATTGATGTTTTGCGGATTCAAAGACGGCGCAAGAAAAGAAAAAGCACCATTCCGATACGATGTGGCGGATGTTGCCGATTGGATTGACGAAGATGAAGAATTGATTGAAAAGGCGTTCGCCGTCTTTGAAGAACAATTTTCATCGGGTAGTGAAAAAAAGTAAATGACCGAACGTCGCAACAAGGTGACGTTGCAACATGGGACACGTTGGAAGCGTTCGCGTTCGGTCAAGTTGGATTGATGCCGTCCCAATTTTATGACCTATTGCCACGCGAGTGGGGGAACTTGGTTGAAGGTTGGAACGAACGTCAAAACCGAAAAGAACAAACGGATTGGGAAAGGACGCGTTGGATGACAACAATCCTTTTGAATCCACACACAAAGAAGCGCATCAAGCCAAAAGATTTGATTGTGTTTCCTTGGGAAAGCAAGCCGAAGAAGAACCACAAGGTTTGGACACGGGGCGAAATTTTAGAAGCAATAAACGAACGCAAACAACGCGCAAAAGCCAATGGCAAGTCTTAGTTCATTAAATTTCCGACTCACCGCGAACATCGCGCCATTCCGTAAAGGTCTAAACAAGGCCGAACGTTCAATGGATAAGATGGGGCGCAAGATGCAACAAACGGGCAAGAATTTGTCCATGAAGTTGACCGCGCCACTTGTTGCGTTGGGTGCGGTTTCGTTTAATGTGTTCAAAGGTTTTGAAGCGGAAATGTCCAAAGTCAAAGCGGTGTCGGGTGCAACCGCTGAAGAATTCAAAGCGTTATCGGACAACG